GTACCTAGCTTTGACGATATGCCAGTCCGCTTCGGGCCGGGCGCCACGTACTCTGTACGCGGCAAAAGTGGTTCATTTATAAAATTAAATGATGTACTTGATTGTACGCCGGCGGCAATGGATGCAGCAGTTAAGCTGTTGCAGACTACACCTGGATGGTTGTCCCTACATGGGATAGACCCGGGTGATCCTTCTCGTATTAGAGATTGTATCACTCTTGTCCAAGGCAGCCGCCTAGCTTTTGTACCAAAGACTGCTAAGACAGATCGGCCGATCAACATCGAGCCGGGGCTTAATAAGCTCCTACAGACCTGTTACGGTAGTCATATACGCGAGTCCCTCAAGAGAATCGGTCTAAACCTAAACAACGGTGAAGAACGTCATCGACGCTTAGCCCATAAGGCTTCAGTCGATAATTCTCTTGCGACAATAGATCTATCTAGCGCGAGCGATACTATTTCTAACGCAGTCATCGAGGACTTATTACCAATACATTGGTATGCAGCTCTTGATGATGTACGTTGTCATATGTATCGTCACGAAGAAGATGATGATCTATGGTACCCATTTCACAAATTTAGTGCGATGGGTAACGGTTTTACTTTTGAATTGGAAAGCCTCCTTTTCTATAGCCTATCTTTAGGCTGTTGTAAAGTTCTTGGTTTACCTACTAACGAAGTTTCCGTGTTCGGCGATGATATAATAATACCTTCACAGGCTAGTACTCTCCTAATAGAGGTACTAGAACGCTTAGGTTTCCTAATAAACACGACAAAGTCGTTCTTATCTGGTAACTTTCGCGAGTCCTGCGGTGGTGATTATTTCCTAGGTATAGACGTAAGTACTTTTTCGCTTAAGGGCGATCTTGATTTACGTACTATAATACGACTACGTAATGAATATGAGCGGCACGGATGGCGTTTCATAATGAAACGCACATGGCGCCGCTTATTACGACTTACGCAGAAGTATGTAACTGTACTTTCGGGCCCCGATGATGGATCTGACGATCATATTATCGACCCCTATATAGTACATCCTAGGCGATTTAACAGTATTAGCTGTAAACCCAAACGAAAAAGACTACCACGTAAGTGGCACGCCAGACGCGTTTGGATGCTATACGAGCAGTATGCCAGAGGACTTCCACCGCCCTCTCTCTATTTAGAGAGACGGACAATGGAGTTCACGAACATGCGCTCTACTGTTGTAAGTCTATCGTCGCGTTACAATAGCATTGACTTCTAGTATAACTAGTAAGTCCAGC